GGAAATAAATCTTTGAATTTTACAACAGCAATATCATTGTAATTACTATTTAAAATGTGAAGAGCACCGTCACTATATTGTTCTTTTTTATCTTCTATTCCATCTTGATTTTTAGTTATATCAATAAACTGTTGTGGTGATTCTGGAAATCCTAATCCAGTTAACCAATTATGAATCTTCATATAATTCTCAAGATTCTCATCAACTAAAAATCTTACATTCAATTCTCCATAGGTAAGTTTCTCACCTGGAATATCAATGTCCTTAAGGTAAGTTGATTCTATTGCAGTTCCTAAACTAATGTCAGGAATCCTAGCAGTATTAGAAAAGAATGAAACTTTAGGGTACTTTGATAGTGAAAATTTAAACCCTACAGGTGCAAGAAAGTTTCTATTCTTTATTTGGTTGGCTAATGCTCCACCGATTGATGTCATTATTCTCCTCCACCATTTCCACCATTTGAACCGTTGCCACTGCCACCGTTGCCATTACCGCCGCCATTAGCAGTCCCATTAGATGGTTTTCCATTCTGTCCATTTTTTGTATCCTCATTAGGCTCAATATATCCACCCCTACCTACATGATATCCACGAGGTGGAACTGCACATTTATTTCCGTCATAATATTTTCCAGGAGGGCATCTTTTTAAAGCTGCTTCCTCAATAAATTTGTCAAAATCTTTCATTAGTCAATAATTTGTTCGTACCATTCTTCACTCATACCCATTATAATACTATCTGCAGATTCTGCATTCTCAGCATAACCCTCATCAATAAGATGCTTTACAATCTTATCATGACGTTCTACTGCTTCTTTATACTGTTTAGGAGTTGGTTTCATTTTTAATTTACCTATTGAGATATTTATTATATGCCGTATTTTTCGGCTGCTATAGGACATGCTGCCTTTACAACTGCAGTTAACTTAGCAATCTCATCGCCACCTGATGAACCACTTGATGCTCTTGAATCACATTTTGCTGCAATATCTGCAACTGCTTTTTCTAATGCTGCAAGTCTATCTTCAACCTTTTTTTGAGTAGCACCTGTAGGAGCTTTATGTGTTTGTGCCTCTAATGCTTTTAGTCTTCCCTCTACTTCTACATCATATTTTGACATAGATGCACCAGATGCGGAAATAGATGCTTTTCCTTTAGACATGATTAATTTTAAACGCTATATTTTATTTAGACAAAAAAAGAGGACTCTTTCGAGTCCTCTTTGAAAAATATATAAGCGTCTCGCTTACATGAGGTTTTGAACCTTAACACGTCTGTAGTAACGGTTAGAACTAACCTTAAGTCTACCAAGACCTTGGGTATCAACATTACCTTCAGCAAATGGGTTTGCAACAAGACCGTATCTTGTCTTAAATCCGATTTTTGGCTGGAAGCTGTTCTCTCCAACTGCACGAACCATCTGTAGAGGAACGTATGGGCAGTAGAATAATCCAGCGTCATAAGGTGATGAACCTTTATATCCAATAACATAATACTGTTCTGCAGTACCGTTAGATGAATATGGGTCGATGTATACTCTATACTTACCTTGAAGTACACCAGCAAATGTATTGCCTGTGTCATCAACATTAAGGTTAGCATTAAGTGCAGGGGTGTAATCAAGAACACCTGCCATTGTGAGTGCAGAAGCAACGTCAGCAGAGCAGAGGATCATGTTACCCTTTCCACGACGAGTCTCTTGTGCGATTGCGTTAGCATCACGCTCGATTTGGAAAATAAGTCCTTTGAACTTCTCAACAGACCATCTACCGTTTGAGTCGATGTCTAAGTCGAATGTACCAGCTTGTGCAACGTTAGTTTGTGCACCAGATTTAGCAACCTTGTAGATTGTTCTGATAACTTCTCTGTTGATTTCAGCAAGAATCTCAGTAGAAAGAATGTTAGCAAGTTCTGCTTCAGCATTCAATCCGTGGATTGCCTTCAAGTCTTGAGCAAGCTCTAGTGAGTACTCAGCTTTCAACGCACGAGACTTCGCAGTCACGGTGACTTTCTCGATTGAGAATGCCATCTGGTTGAACTGGGTACCACCGCCATCTCCAAGAGCTTCAGCGTCCTCGGTATCCATACCCTGACCAACTGTATATGCCTTTTGCTTGGCAGCTGATTCTGGGTTAAGTAGTCCAGGATTACCTGTGTTAGTTGCGTTAGCACCTGTTTGAGATGTTGTACCGAAACCAACGGATGCTCCGTCAGAAGTTTGTTGTGTGTAACCAGAGTTGGTTGCAGCAAAAGTGCTGTCTTGTCCAGAGAATGCAGAATCTGCTTCATCGAATAAAGCTTCTGTTCCGTCTTGTCTGGTGTAGCGTGAACGCATCGCAAAGATGAGTCCAGTTGGTCCATTCATTGGTTGAACACCAGCCAAGTCATATGCGACTAGGTTTGGCATTGAACGACGAATAAGACTAATAAGTACAGGGTCGAAACCTGCAACAGGTCCTGAAGCAGCAGTTAATCCAGATACACCTGCTGCGGTGCCAGCAGATCCAGTACCATTTGCTGGTGCTTCTGAAAGGAATTCTCTCTCCTCTCTAAGTGCTTTTTCTTGGTTCTCCAAGAGAACTGCGGTAACCATTCGACGATGTGAATCTTGAATTTTATCCGAACCTTCGTGGTCTAGGATTGGTGCCCACTTCTCTTGCAGTTGTTCAGCATTGAACATTTGCATTTGATTTTTCCTCTTTTAAAAAAAGTTTTGTTTGAATTTATGATTTAAATAATCACTTTTTAGCAACTCTAGTCATTGTCTGAAGATATCTATCCATTGTGTTAGATATAGCCTTGGGTGAATAATCCACTGCTTCACTTTCTTCAGTTAAATTCTCAGACTTGCTGATTTGAGTATTAGAACCCTTTGTTGGGAAATAAGATTCCTTCAAAGTTTCTATTTTCTCACGATAGCCGTTTTCACTTTCAAAATCAACATTTTCTACTAGAGTAGCGAGTTTATCCCTTTGTGTCTGTGCAAGACCTTCGGTAACTTCGGCAAAAATTACGTCTGCGGTTGACTCTGCCAATCTCCTGTTTAGAGCAACATTCTTTTCGATTTGCTCGTTGAGTTTTGACTCCATATCATCAAGTTTATCTACCATGTTCTCGATGACATCATATTTCTCTTCAGGTATAGTTACATAATGATCTTCAAAAAGTTTCTTCATTCCTTCAAGGAATGATTCTGTCATCTCAGTCTTAAGACCGTGCTCTACTGCAAGTTGATTTTCACCAACCCACTCGTCAGCAACATACTCAAGATAAGAATCTACTCTATCGGTTAATTCTTCCTTGATAGTCTTGACTTCTTCCACAAGATTTGCTTCGTATTCAGATTTTACTCCTTCTACTACTTCTGCTACTTTTGATTTGATAGCAGCTTCAAAAATAGTACGTGCTTTCTCTTGGAATTCTTCTGAAAGTTCTTCGCCAGCAATAAGTGCGTTGATATCTTCCTCAACGTCAACTTTAACTTCGGCAACAACTTCCTCTTCTGTGGTTTCTTCTTCAGTTACCACTTCATCCGTTGTAGTTTCTTCTTCGGAAACAACATCTTCCTCTGCAACTACTTCTCCTTCAGGTTGAACTTCTTCTTCCTTCATTCCTTTTGCTGCTTCAGCAGGTTTTGCACCTTTATTAACAACATCCTTAACTTGCTTAAGACTGCCACTAGGTGTTTTTAACTTAGCTGAATCATCATCAACTTTGTAGTTCTCAGGTGTAGGACCTCCAAGATCTTCTACATTAGGTGGAATACCACCAGTACTGAGTTTTTGCATTGGCTCCGCAGGTGCTGCACCTTTGGTGACCACATTCTCTTCGATGTTTTCCATTTCGTTTAATTTGCTACCAACGGACATTTATTTAGATATGTGTTTAATCTGTATTTATTTATAGAACTTATAGATTTGATAAGAAATCTTGGAATAATCCAAGCTTATGTTCTGCAAGTCTATTCTGATCGACTAAGGTATTAATTGACTTCTTAGTCTTTTCTGCGAGTTGTTCACGAAGGATACCTCCATCCCAAACCCACTCTTTTCCTTCCATGATTCCAGATACAAAAGCATCAGGAGCAGAAGGATCGGCAACGATATCAGCAGCAGTTGCTAACATGAAATCTTCACCTACAACTTTGCAACCAGTATGATCTTCTTTTAAAGAACCAACTCCACGAGAAGAAACTCCAAGGGTTACACCTTCTGCAATAAGATTTTTAGCAATCTTACCCATTGGTGTTTCAAGAAGTCTTGCCTTACCAATAAAATTATTTCCTTCTTGTCTGAGTGAAACAATTTTATGAGATACTCTATCAAGGTTTACAGTTGGACCATCTGGATGTCCCAACTCACCAAGTGCACGTCCCTTTTGAACAAAGGACTCATTGTATCTACTAACTTCTTTACTAAGAGTGTTTACTGGATACATTCTACCATTACGATTTTTGATATCTCCTTGTAAGAAGACACCTTCAATATACATTTTTTTCTTAGTACCTTTACCTTCTACGATAAATTTAACCTGAGATACTTCTTCCGTAATGAGTTTCATTTTTTTAATTGGTAAATCCTACTTTTGTACCCTTAACATCAGTTCCAGCATTAACAAAAACAACATTTGTTGGGTTTTTTTCTACTAATTCTGAAGTATTTGCTAACATTGTGAAAGTTCCTATAGTAGCAGAACCACCATTATTTTCGGCAATAGTAACAACATAATCAGTTGTACTTGGGTTTGCAAGACGAACAACTGTTGCTTCAGTAAAACTTGATGCTGCAGCAACAGCATTTGGAACTGTTATTTCAGATGCTTTTACGAGAATTCTTGTCATTCTTCTGGTTCCTCTGTGGGTTCTGTTTCTACTTCAGTTTCAGTTTCCATTCCACCCTTAGGGTTATATGGTTCTGTTTCAAACATAGAATCTGATACTTCTTTACGAAGAGTTTCTATTTTTTCAGCTGCTTTAGTATATAAAGTATCTTTTATATCTTGAGTAATATCAGATGCTTTAGAATCTTGAGCAATCAAATCTATAATATTGGGCATGAAAATTCATATAGTAATATAATTTTATTTATATCTCAGCCAATTTGGTATCTTTATTGACTTGATCATTAGTGATTGCAGCGGCTGCTGCTTCTTCTGGAGCAGCACCCATTGCCATTACATCTTCCTCAGTTCCAGGTGGTAATGGTTCTCCAGTAATTGGATCTATAGCATCTGGATCAGGAATAGTTCCATCTTTTATTTCCTTCTCAATCTGCTTATCAATCTCTTCCATTTCACTATCAGATTGTCGAAGTACTTTTCTACGAACATATTCATTTGAATAATACTTACCAATGTAAGGTTCTATTGTTGCAAGAGTTCCCAATCTCTCATTCATCAATTCACTTTCTTTTAATTCAGCAAACTGATTATCATAAATGAAATCATATTGAATATGATCGTTAAGTGATTCCCAATCTTCAGGTGTTATAATATTTTTAAGTATTAATTGAGTGCGTAACATGTCATTAAACATATTAGCAAAACGTTTTCTTAAACGTCCTACAAACTTAGAAAACTTAAGTTCATCTCTCAAAATTTCTGATGAACGTCCTAAATTAAAACCACCATCATTAGCGATTCTAGATTCAGGAACACTAAGTGCTCTATAAAGTTTCTTCTGGAAGTATTCAATATCAGCAAGTTCACCAAGATTTTGTCCACCAGGAAGTGTTGTGATTTCAGTTCCTCTACCACCTTCTCTTCTAGGTAACCAGAAATCTTCCATCATAGACATGAACTT